ATAATTGATGAATTTCGCATGGTTGATTTAAACGTAATCAACAAAGTCTTGCGTAAATTTTTAACAGCTCCGAGAAATCCAAGATATCTAAATAAGAAAGAGTATTCTCATTTGAAAGAAAGAAACAAGGAAATCTACTTATCTTCTGCATGGTTCACATCTCATTGGTCATGGAGTAAATTAAAAGCCTTTTATAAGTCTATGGTTGATGGCAAGAGCTATTTTATAGCTGGTCTCCCCTATCAATTAGCTATAAAAGAAAATCTGCTAATGCAGGAACAAGTTGAAGACGAAATGTCTGAATCAGATTTTGATGAAATCGGTTTTTATATGGAAATGGAGGCATTGTTTTTCGGGGAGTCAGAAAAGGCATTTTTTAAATTTGGCGACTTAGAAAAACAACGTAAACTTCCAATAGCTTTCTACCCTAAAACAGATTATGGGTTGTTGCGAGATAAAAACTTTAAATATGTTGAAAAGAAACAGGGTGAAGTTAGATTAATTAGTTGTGATATCGCTGCAATGGGTGGCAAGGATAATGACGCATCTGTGTATACTATTTTTAGACTATTGCCCAACGTTAAAGGATACGATAGGCATGTTGTTTACATGGAAAGTATGGAAGGTGGAACTACGGATGACCAATCAACAAGAATAAGGCAAATGTTTTATGACTTTGATTGCGATTATCTCGTATTAGACACTCAGAATATGGGTCTTGGTGTATTTGACCAGTTAATTCAGCCCGGATTTGATAGAGATAGGAATATTGAATACGAGCCTTGGAATTGTATTAATGACGAAAAAATGGCTTCTCGTTGTACATATGAAGATGCTCCGTTGAAAATATTTTCTATCAAAGGTAATCAGCAATTAAATAGCGAGTGTGCTATTTCATTTAGAGATGGAATTCGTAGAGGTAAAATAAAGTTGTTAGTTCCAGATGCTGAAGCAAAAGAATCTCTTACTAAATATAAAGGTTATGATGCTCTCCCACCAGAAACAAAATCTAATCTAGTACAACCTTTCTTGCAAACTTCGTTTTTAATTAATGAAATGGTAAATCTCGAAGGCGAACGTACTGAAAATGGATTCATTAAGCTAAAAGAAAAAAATTCCAAAAGAAAAGACCGTTGGTCAAGCTGCGGCTATGGAAATTACGTTGCAAGTATTCTTGAACGTGAACTACTGGCCGATGTAAGTAAAATTGACGAAGATGACGAATTAGTATATTTCTAAATAAGTGAAATTATATTAGAAGGGAGGAAAATAAATGACAGATAAATCACAACTTGACTTAGAAACAGGAACAAAACGACAAAATAATGACTACAATGATTTTACTGATACATTTATCGATAACTTTTCAACCGATTTATTTTCTTCAGGAGTTATAAATGAAGTAACTCCTGAAGACTTGAAGAAATACTTTTCCAATCCTGATCAGAATATTGAAGTCCTTAGTAATTTAACTGAGTATTTTTATATATCAACTGGTGAAATACATATGTTATTCGAGTTATTGGAAGCTCTTCCCGCTTTAAATTATCGGATAGAATCATTTGACCAACCAACTAATCATGATAAATATATGACTACTATCAATAAAGCTCTACATAAAGTCAAACATAAGACTTTGACTAGAGACTCTTTAAAGCAAACTGGCTCTGATGGTACTTTGACTGGAATTTGGCTAGGTGGTAAAAATAACTTATACCCCTATATATTTGATAATCCTAATTACGCTTTTCCAGCTTATCGTAAAAATGGTGAATGGGTTGTTCAATTTGACTTAGGTTATTTGGAGGAAAAATATAAAGATTATGGTAGAAATATATTCTATGCTAATTTATCACCTTATATAACTAAGGAAAAATATGATAATTTTATAAAAAACAGGACGATAGAATCACAATATATTGAGATGCCACAAGATAGAACATTTGTAGTAAATACGCACACATTGAAGCGTAATCAAGCTATGGGAACTGGTTGGGCTAACTCTGCCCTCTTTGATGTTTTACATAAACGTAAATTAAAAAATGTAGAACAGACAATTGCAAATAAAATTATTAATGGCATTGCTATTTTGACAATTGGTAGCGATAGCAATGACGGCAAATATGCCAATTTAGCACTCAGCAAAGAAGCTAAACGTAAAATCCAAGCTGGTGTTAAAAAGGCATTAACTAAAAGCCAAGATGGAAATGTTCCAATTATAGGTATACCAGAGTTTACTAAATTAGAATTTCCTACCATCAAAACTGATGGATTAGATGGTAAAAAATTTGAACATACAAATAATGACATCGACTCTAGTTTAGGATTGTCTGGTGCTGTTACAAGTGGCGACGGAGGAAATAATGCGAGTGGCAAGCTCCATCTAAATGTATTTTATAAGCGTATTGGAGTTTTATTAGAAAATATAGAGACTGACATGTATCAAAAAATGATTAACATCGTCCTCCCCACCAAGCAAAAAGATAATTATTACATGGTTTATGATAAGTCCGAACCGATGACAACTAAAGAGAAAATAGACGTGTTAACTAAATTAAACGATAAAGGATGGAGTATAAAAGCTGTTGTAGATCAGATAGATGGTATTAATTTTGAACAATATCTCGAACAAACGCTATTTGAGACAGAACAGCTACAACTACAGGAAAGGCTTTCACCTTATAAATCAAGCTCAACAATTTCGTCAAAAGATAGTAATGGTGCACCAGAAAAGTCTGATGGAGATTTGACAGATGAAGGTGATAAGACTAGAGATGGTGGAAAGAATGATATGTAATGTTATTTTTATCAATTTAAGGAGGTGAGAGATTATTGGATGACGAACAGAATAAAAAAACATTCCAATTAGCTTTGAATGAGATAAGTAACACAGATGACCCTACTCATGTTCATTGTAATTTTGTAATACTGGATTTTAACAAATCACACAATAATACTGTGATATCTAAAGAAGTCGCAATGGATGGATTAGCACAAAGTATAATGTCCAAACCTATAATAGGACATTATAATGAAACAGATAGTAAAAATCCTGATGATGATAGTTTTGAAGGTCATAATGTTTATTTAGATGAAGATAAACATGGCGACTTAGCGATTAAATTTGATACTAATCCAATTGGTGTTTTCACCTCTGAAGGCTACATAATCAAAGTAGATACAGACGAAGGTAAAAAAGAAGTTTTAGTTGCTGATGCAATACTTTGGAAAGATAGGTTTACAGAGGCAGTGGAACTTTTACAAGAATGGCACACAAGAGGAATCAATATTAATACTAGTTGTGAATTATTATATTCTAATTTTGAGTTTAAAGATGGCGTTGAATACATAAAATCACCAATATTTTTTTCTGGTCACGCTATTTTAAATTCTGAAGAACGTGGGGATCAACCTCTCGTATTGCCAGCATATGAGTCTTCAAAATTAGTAAGTTTTAATGAACAACAAAAGTTTAATAGATTAGTTGCACAAGCAATTAGTCAAAAAAATAATATTAAGAGGAGTGAGAAAATGCCTGAAAATTTTAAAAAGGTATTTGAATTATCACATAACGATATTCGGTCACGTTTGTATCGTGAATATGATGTAAATTTACATGAGGATGAATATAGTTGGATTGAAGATGTTTATGAAAGTAACTTTATTATGAATATTTTTGGTAATGGTTCAGATAAATATTATAAATACAACTATACAAAATCTGATGATAATGTAGAAATCGACTATGATTCTAAGACCGAAGTTGTAGAAGAACGCAAATGGGTAGAGATGGAAGAAGTTAAAAACTTACAATCTCAACTTAGTGAGAAGGAAGAGAGGGTTAAAACACTGGAAGTAGAAAAGACAGTTCTTTCTTCTGAGAAAGATAAAGTTGAAAAACAGTTTGATACTGCATATAAAACAATTACTTCTCTAAATGGAAAAGTTGAAGGATTAGAAGTTTACAAAGAAAAGTTTGAAACTGAACAGTTTGAAAAACAGCTTGAAGACAAGAAATCATTGTATTTTGCTAAGTTTTCAGCTTTAAATGCGAAAGAAAAATTTGAATCAGATGAAGTCCAAGAATTAGTAAGCAAATCTGTCTCTGATGATTCAGCAATTACTCAATTAAATTCAATGTTAGTCGATCTTGTTGTTGCAAAGAATGAAGAAGACGATAAAGATGAAAAGATTTTCACACAACATAATCAAAAGCGGGAAGATTTAATTCCTGATAATGATGATTTTGATTCACGTTACGCTTAATAAGTGAAATTATATATTAGGTTTTAAAAATTAAAGGAGGAAATTATTAATGGCTACTCGTATTATGAAAGCATATGAAGAAAAAGGTCAGCATTCAGTAGGAAATTTAAATTCAATAAAAGTGAAAACAGTTGCTCACGGTGCAATTGCTACAGAGGATGTAGACAATTTTACAGCGGTGGAACTTGGTTTTAACGCAGAAGGAGAACGTACTTTTAGTCAATTAACTGATGTTACAAAGAAG